ACTTCCTTTAAGAAGCACGTTCATGTGTTCAGAAACATGCTCTTGTCCAATAATAAACGTACCCTTTGGGTAGTGTGCTTCTCTAATATACAACCCACCACCAAACCTATGAATAATAGAGTTGAGCACTTGCTCCTTAGTCATAAGTATTTTAGCTAGAGCTAGTTTGTCATCTGTAATACGAAGGTTATAACTTACTATAGGAGCCTCTACAACTTGATTCAAAGTTATCCCCTGTGCCTACCACCACCAACAGCTTGCTCTTGATCCATCTCACCAATTCTAAAGTCAACTTCAGCACCATCTAGGCGAAGAGGAACGTTACTAGTACACAAGAACTCCCAAGCTCTACGTCTATCAGCACCACTGAGGTACACCTGTGATCTAGAAGCATTGAGGTCTACAGTACGATAGTTAGACCAAGTTTTGTAGTCATCACCAGTGTGTCTAATCTGCATTAGACCAACAACCTTATCACCAATGATTTCCAACCTACCATAAAACTTACGCTTAGTAGTTCCATTGTCAATGATGTCTGTTACTGTTCTACAGTAAATAGCTTGTCCATCATCTTGGTAAGTATTTGTGTCTAGGTAATAAAGCTTTGCAACATCATCATCTAGACAGAAGGGAATACCAGTTACTTCAGCATAGAAGCTAGGACGGAAGTAAGACTCTGTCCAAGTACCTGGGTTAGGTTGATCATCAGAAGCAAGAGCATACTGGGTCCAGGTGTACCACATCTTTGCACTTATGTCATAAACCAAGGTTTGATTGGTGTTATGAAGAGTAAGGATGTAGCAAGTATGACCATTGAACTTGTAACAAAAAGCAGTGACCTTACTTAAGTCATCAGCTTCTAAATGCTTGTCTACACTGTCTGTAGAGACCTTGACAGGACTAACACCATCCATGATGTAGACACTACGTCCATGAGTCTTAGTAACCCCTATCCAAAGAACAGTGTTATCTGTAGACACAATACTATCCCCGTTAGCACAACCAACTTCGTTGGTATAGCTTTGAGATACAGCTAGAGGAGAAGCAACAGCATTAGCAGCATCGTAATAGAACTGTGTAGTGCTAGCACCAAAAGCTACAAGGTAGTTCAGATGCTTAACAATGCCTACCAAAGTATCTGTAGTCTGTTCAAAAGTAAGATAACTAAGAGCATCCCAAGATGTAGGGTCATTTAAATTGGAGTTGTATATCCGGTTACCAGTAATAGGAACATTAGAAGAAGTACCTATAAACACATAGTTGTCTAGGAACACAACACCAGAAACATAAGGACCAGTAGGAAAAGCATTAAGAGCTGGTGTAAGAATACCGTTAGAACCTAGGTCTGTAAAAGTAATAGTCCCAGATACAGTAGCAGTGTGTGCTATGTCAACAGTAATCTTAGTACCGTTAACATTAGTTACTGTGGCATTAGGAGCTACACCAGTACCTGTAGCTTGCATACCTACATAAATGCCTGTGCCACTAGATACAGTAATGTCAAATAAATCTATAGTGCCTGTACCTGTAGGAGTGACAGTAGCTGGCAACACAATAGAACAGGTAGGAGCACTGCTAAGACCACTACCAGCATTAGTAATTGTTATAGCAGAAATACTTCCGTCAACAACAGTAGCTGTAGCAGTAGGACCAGCAGGACTAAAAGTAAGGGTAATCCCTGTACTGTACCTAAGACCTTCGTTGTCAATGTTAATGCTACCTACTTTGTTATTAACAATTGTGCTAAAAACACCAGCTTTACTGTACAGATACCCGTTAACTTTGTTATGAAAAAACAAGTAAGCATCCAAAAAAGTTTTGATGAAATAGCTTTGACTGGTAGAAGTAGATGTAGTACCTACAGTAGTAGTTGTGTACGGAGTAGTAGGTGTAGTGCTATACACTGTGTTACTAATAACAGATATGACCTTGCTATTAAAACTAGCTAGCCCTTGGCTACTAACCAAACTAGGAGTAGACACAAGTTGCTTAGCCAACACCAACCCAGGTCTTTTAACGAACTCACGTTTCTGATCCCTGCTTTCAAAAACACAGTTAGAAGAATAAGAGTCCTTATCAAAAGTCCCATTACGGGACTCTATTGGTTGGGTTAGCCCTATACGCTCTGTAGCCATAGTTACCTGCTGTAAGAGTTACTAGTAACAGATCTAAAGTCTGGACTAAAAGAAGTGCTAGCTGCTTCAACATCCCAGTCTGAAAGCATAGTCTTGTAAGCCCCTGCTCGTTGTGTAATCTCTTGTCTAGCGTTCATAGGAACACCATATTCAAGAGCTAACTGATCAGCTAGGTTCCACACCAAAGTATTCATCCACTCATTAGGGAAATCAGGGATCTCACTAGCACTACTGATGTCATTGAGAGGAAGCTGAGCAACTAGATGAAGCTGTGTGGTAGAACTAGTGTTAGCATCAGGAGTCAGGTACACATACAAAATACCGTTAAGAGATTTGACATCATAGAAGATAGTGTTACTAGAACCAGTAGAAGCTTTAGACCCAAGTACGTTGTACTCTTGCTTAGAGATAACCAACACTGGTGTGTCAATGTTGGGTGTGACTTGGATGTTCCTGTAGAAGCCTTGGATGACCTTTAGGGGCCTGTCAGTGATAGCCACCGTAGGGTTCTGTGTGTCGTACATCAAGGAGCTTGTAGAGCCTCCTAGGATGTAGCTAGTCTGTCCATTAGTAAGAGGAACAACAAGTTCTGACACTTTCCATAGCTTCAAACCTTCGGTACTCAACTGCTTGATAAGAAGATTCAAAGACATTGCAGCATTAGAGATAGTGTCTGCATCAGGTACAGAACCTATTTCTAGAACACCTAGCTTACGAAGAGCTAGAGAAATGATCTGATCTCTTGTAACGGTATACGTTGAACTCACAAATCACCTCTTAAGTTATTCTATTAGTAGCTCTGAGCTATTTTCAGCTAGAAGATAATTGTTTGACTCAGTTAGTATGGCACCAACAATAGGTGGTATGACTGGAACAATGTTGTAAAGATCATTGGTGTCATTGAACACATACAAACTTGTGTACCTCATCCCTGGCATAAAACAACCTGGGATTGACATGTTAGGTATGGCACTACCTCCTTGTAGAGTACAAGCAGGACGGTAACCTCTATCTATATCTGCTGCTGCACAGTCTGCTGTACCGTAGTCTGCAATACCTTGTGAGGTTACAGGGGTACAAACTAGAACAAATAAATCTTGTTGCTCTGGTCTAGTGTAAGGTGGAGCTTGTATGTCTGCTACACCATGTACGTAATCTTGTGGTTGTCTGGGTTCCCAACAACCCTCATCCACCATCAAGCCATCCCACCTCTGCCTTAGATCAGAAGCCTTGTATTGCCTACCACACTCATCACAGATAACATTCCAGTTACCTGGAGTGTATACAGGGGTATAGCTCATAGATGCACCTGCTTATTTGTCAGCCTTCTTTTCAAGCTTGTCAAAGATCTTGGCTAACATTTCTTTGATCCCTTTGATGTCTTCTCTGTAATCGTCCCTAGTAACATATGTTTTAGGAAGCTCTACAGAAAGTTTGGTTAGATCTTCTTGAAGATCCTTAACAGCAGTCCACAACTCTCGGGCTAACCACCCAATCACTGTACAAGCTACACCAAGCATTATGTTAATCAGTGATTGAGATTCCATGATAGTGGTGTACCTTAAAACAAACGTTGGATAAACAAAGACAATCCAGCAAGGATACCACCAAAGCAAGTTGCTAGTGCATCAAGAGCTTCTACCCCATGAGGACCGTGCATAGGGTCTCCAGTACTTCGATAGTTAATGAGAGCATCACTACCCTCTTTAGCTATAGCAAAGAAGACAACAATGCAACCAGCTATAACAGCACTGTGTGAAAAAAAGAAGCTAACAATAAAAATCAAGGCACCATAGATGGCATGGTTGGCTTTGTCTACGGGAAGAATAGGTAGGTTCATATGTGTGTCCTTTAAGGAGTGTAACCTTGTGAGTAGTTACCGTACCAAGCTGTTCCATCATAAATAAAACAAAGAATGTCACGTTTACTAGCTGTTGCTGTAATGGTAGGAGTACCAGCACTACTCCATTTCACACCAGTAAAAGTAGCATTACCACTACCACCAGATGCTTGGTTAAGTAGCAAGGTAAAAGATTGTCCTGCTAGTGAAGACAAAGGCATAGCAAACACACAAGTTTGGCTAGCAGTTAGTGTAGCTATCAACAAAGTACTAGCACTAATGTTAAGTTGATAGCTAGTAGTTACAGTACCAATGTTTGTAGTTGATTCTTTAAAACCACTAATAATAGAACTACTAATAGTAGGTGTACTAAGGCTAGAACTAGAAATAGTAGCACTAGTAATAGTAGGACCAGTGATAGTAGGATTAGTAAACAACTGTGTAACGGTTGCTTCACAAGTTATCCCACTCTGAACTACAGGCAACATTTCTACACCAGTAAGAGCACTGGCTGTAGGCAAAGCTGATATTTTAAT